GACTCACCAATCATGGCAAGGGTTGGCCCGGTGACTATGCCACCCTCTGCTAATTGCGGTATTTGCGGCACACTAAAACCGCTGCCACCTAAACCCGGCACCCAGCTAGGGAACTTAAACGACAATTGACCAATGCTGTTATTCCACAGGTTTGCAATTGTGTTAAAAATATATTTGTAGAAATTTAGCACCGTTGTCAAATAGCCTTTAATAACGTTCACGCTAAATTCGACACCGTTACTAATTGCGCTAAACAGCGCCTGTACACCGTTTCTAAACGTTTCAGACTTTTGGTATGCCAACACAAACGCTGCAACTAACGCTGCTATTGCAAGTACGACAACACCAATGGGGTTGGCTGCCATAACAAAATTGAGCGCGGCCTGTGCGACTTTGACAATTATTAGCGTGGCTTGATAAATTTTCATGGCAGCGTTTACCGCAATAATTGCGCCAGCCAACGTGCCAACAACGCCTGCAAAAATAAGAATAATCTTTGTGTTTTCTTGCGCCCAATACGCAATAGGTAGCAGCGCATCTAGCAATTCCATCATGACTGGCAACAGCGCTGCGCCAATGCTTTCTTTGGCTTCATCCATTTGTATTTTGAGGTTTGCCATACGCCCGGCAGCGGTGTTGGCTGCGTCTGCGGCTGCACCGCCAGTAGTGCCAGCCAACGCGATCATTACGTCATCAAACGATTGCCCGTCAGCAATTAGCGGTATGAGTGACGCGTCTAACGCTTTAAGGCCTTTCATGTTGCCGTTGTAGGCCTTGCTTAGTGCGTCTGTGACGGTAGTTAGGTCTTTGCCTGTGCTGGCGCTTATGTCGAGCGCTGCGCTTAATAGCTCTTGGCTGTATTCCAGCGAGCCTGTTGACTGCACCAAGGTTGCTAACGCTGGGCGAAGCTCGTCATCTGCTACGGCAGCTGATCGAGACATAACCGACAGCAATTTTTCGTTTATTGCTATCTGGTCATCTGTTGCCATACCTGACCGTTTGAGTACGCCTGCTAAATGTTCTTGCGCGGCTGCATCTTCCATTGCTGCTTTAGTTGCTGACCCCAACCCGGCTGCTAGGCCTGCGATTGCTGCAGCTGCAGGCAACGCCGCTTTTTTAAGTGCAAACCCTGCTTTAGCGCCAGCACCCTCTAAGGCCTGAAATTCTTTAACGGCCTTGTCAATACCCTTGCTGTCAAATTCGCTAATAATTGGTAACAGAATTCCCATTAGATCACTCGCTTGCCAACAGCTGCCATTAGGTCGTTAACTACTTTGCGCATGTTCTCTGTAACGTTGGCGCTGTTTTTGTCATACGTAGGCCACATGACGCGCGACGGTTGCCCAAACAATGCGGTTAACGCGTCAACAAAACGGCTGCCCTGTGCGCTACCGCCGCCACCCTTGCCTGCCATGTCAATAATTGCAGCCGCTGGGTTTTTCTGAATAATGCTGATAACAGACGTAGATTTTTTGCTGGTGTTTACTTTAAGTGTTACGCCTCGACGTGCAGCGGCCTGATCGTAAGGGAATAATTGGCGGCCTCGCTGTTGCCAGTTGCGTGCCATGCCAGACAATAAACGTGCTGGGTATTGCGCTTTCATTGCGTCTGTTGCAGGTTTAACTACGTCTTTGGCGCGTGCGTTAATTAGCTTGCGTAGCTCAGGGTCAATGTCGCGCAACTCTTTAAGCGCCTCTTTGACACCAAACACGCCTACAGATGTGTTGGTTGTCATTGTTTCGCCGCCTTGTTTAGGACTACTACCACAGTAGCCAAATCTTTAGCCTCAAACGGGATTGCTGGCGGCCACCAGCCCGTTGCCACCAAAACTTCTGCTAGTTGGCGGCGGTAGCTGCCGCGTCCGTAGGGTTTGGGTCAGTCTGATCTACCGCCTCAATTTCCATGTCAGGGTTTTGTTTTAGCCACTCTTGCGCGGTGGCCTGTGGCATAGCGCGGCCTGATTGCTTAAACATAAAAAACGCCCACGACACCATGTCACCCATACCAATACCGCGCCCGTCAGTTACCTTGCGGTTTTCTGTGCGTTCCCACTCTGTAATGCACAACAGGTTTGTTAGCACTTCGACTGGTTCGCTGCCGGGTGTAACCGTTACACGTAGTTTGATTTTCATAACGCCTTTCTGTCTATTTGGTTTTAGGTCTTAGTTATGGGGTTACGTCTGCTGAGTAAACGCCGCCCTGAAAAATAATGTCTACGGTTTGTAGCTCGCCAAGGCTGGCGTTAATAACTGGCAGTTCGGCAAGCAGCGCCCCGGTCAACGTAAACCCGGGGTTTGTGGCGCTGTCTGCACCGCTGGTCGGTTTAACAATAACGGTGGTGGTGGTGCCTACTAGCGGTGCAAGTGTTGCATAGGTTTCTGCTGAGGCATAGGTCAACAGCAATGTCACGGTTGCTTCGTGATCGCCCAAACCTTTTACGTAGCTGCGGTCTGTCTGCCCAAACGTGGTGTTGTCAAGCGGCTCAAAACGCTGAATGACGCTCGCTGCCGTGCAAAACCCCGTAAGCGCAACGGCGTTAATAGTTACGACTGGGTTAGATAGGTACTGACTCGTTGCCATGATTGTTACTCCTCTGGTGCTGTGTTTACTTTACGGCGCTTAGACGGTGTTGCGGTGGATACTGCTACCGCCACAATAAAACCACCTGCCAGTAAGGCCTCAACGTTTACGCCCTGTTTAGGCACAAACACGTTGCCGGGTACGCCAACTAGATCACTAACTACGCGGTACTCGACGTGGTGGCTCATGTGGTTGACACTCTCATTTCTACGGTCAGTTCGTAGGCAGGCAGCATTACGCCGCCTATTTCTAGTGTCGTTGGCCTGCCGTCTGTTACAGCCACATTTTTAGACAGGATTAGCGCCGACAGGTTGAGCAATGATCGCATTGCGTCAAGGTTGCTAGGGCCTAGGGTAACGATTTGCAACGGGTAGGTCATGCGTACCGCGTTAAATGTAAACGCCGTGAATGACGGTGCGCCTAGCAGCACACAGGGCGGCACAAGGTTTCGGGGGTCTGTTACCACCTGCAGGCCTGTAACGGTTGTCAGCGTGGCTGCTAAATCGTCTAGCGCCTCGTTAAACAGGTCTGTGTAGGCAACAGGCATTACGACGCTGCGACGGCTGGGCGGTCAATACCTAACAGCTGTTTAATCATTGGTGACAGGCCTACTGTTGGCGCTGTACCCATTTCGTTAAAGCTCGCAAACACGTCTATTGAGCCTCGCGCCCGGTACAGCGCACCGCCCCACATAATCGTTCCTAGCGTGACATCGCCGCTCGGGCTAGTGGTTGGGCTGTCAAAGTACCCGGCCTCAACACGCCGCCTAAACGCCATTGCGTTTACAGCTGACGCGCACACGGTCAAAAATGCAGTATCAGCTGCCGTGGCTGTGCCTATGCCTAGCCAATCCTCAATCTGTGCTGCCGTAATCCATGTGCAGGTAACAGTAAACGTGATTGTGCCTGTTGTTGCCGTGCGATCTACGTCATTTGCGTTAACAGCAAACATGACCTGATTGGCAACGGGCATGTCAACGTTAAACATTGGGTCACCCTCGCTGCCAAGGCCAACGTATTCGTACTGTGGCAATGCGTACACAGTAAACGTGCCGTTAAACGGTGCGCCAACACCAGAAACGGTAATGCTGCGGTCTACCTCTATTTCGTTGTTAACCAACGTCTGCAGTACGGCGTAGCCGTCTAGTAGTTGCTTAAAACTAACCGTGTAGACGGCCATTGTTTAGCCCTCTTTTGTGTTAGCTAACGACGATGTATTTAACCATGTTGCTATCGGCAATGAATGTTGCAACGTAGCCGTAGTAGCTGAACGTGCGGCCCAATGTGCCGGGTACTTCGACTGACAGCAAGCCGCGCACCTGTTCGTAGAATTCGCAAGCTGAGCCGCGAGCCACAAAAAGTGTGCCGTTTGCAAAGTTGCGGTCTGCAACAAGGTTTAGCCCAAATGGGTTAAACGTGTTGGCAACCGTAATGTTTGCTGCGCCAAGGCCGTTTACGCCCATGAGGCCAGCTGCACCCGTGTACGGGAATACTGGGCGCTTATCATTGTCAAGCTGACTGCCTAACTTTTTCCACACGTCTGGCGAAACAAACACATGATCGGGCAAAAAGTTTGTTGCGGTCAAAATGTCGGTTGCTGCGTCGTACATTGCAGCAATGAGCGTGCTTGGGTCGTTTGCGGTTACTGTCCATGTTGATCCTGACGCGCTTGCGCCTGCGGCAATTGCGTCTGCCGCTACGTTGTCGCTTTGCAACATGTATTGCCCAACAAGGTCTTGCAAAATAATTTGCAACGCTGCAGGCGAAGTGAAATCAATGTCTTGCACCGACAAAGTAACTTGCCCGGCAAGCGTGGTTTTGGTAACGACGTTTGACGCAATAACAGGCGTGGTGGCGCTTGCGGCGCTCAATTCCGTTGACTGCGTTGCAACGCTTGGGTGAGTTGTCCACGTTGGGCGAATAAACGTTTTTTGGTTTCCGCCGTCTGGCATTGCGCGTGCGCCGATTGCTGCGACTACTGGGCGAATGTAATTCAGGTTTGCAAACACCGGGCCAAGTACTGGCACAGGCAACAAGCCGGGTGTATCGGTGGTAATCGTGTCACCTGCAGCGGCCTGCAATGCAGTTTGTTTGCTGGCAACAAAATCTTTTACTGCAGCCTGCACGTTGCGCAAGCTTTCGCCGCCAATGTGTACGGCTGCCATGTATTCGCCTGCGGTTGGCAGGTCAAATTTGCGCTTAGGTTGCGCTGGCAATGCTGGCGTAGGAATTGTTGCCTCAATTGCGGTGCTGGTTTCGGTTGACATGTTGGTTTTCTCCTCTGTGGTCACAGGTTCATTATGGCTTACGGTTTGGGGGTTTTGGGGGATACTTGCGGCTACGTCTGTAATGTTGGCTGCGTCACCAAACGCGCCAATAGGCACTAGCGACAGCTCTAGCCAGTCAGCGGCCTCAACAATCATGCGTTCTTCCTCGTCATAGCTAAATTTGGTGGGGTTTACGCCCACAGAAACCTGATCTATCGTGCCGTCTAGGGCCATGATTAGCGCGTCATTGCCTAAGGTTGTGGCACTAATTTTGGCGGTAAACATCATGCCTTGTTCGGTGTCTACGCGTTCGGTTACTACGCCTACGGGCTGGCTGTGATCGTGGTACATAAACAGCCGGGGCGCTTTACCGTCGACTGGCAGGCTGCCGGGCATAAACATTATTTCGCTGCCGTCTGACACGGTGGCAAACACGTTGTATGGCACGGCTACGCCTGAAATCATGCGTTTGCCTTCGCCGTTGGCAGCTGTTTTGTCAACAGTAAATTCGCCTGCAATAAATTTGATCATGATTGCCTACCTCGTTGCTAGTTGCTCTTGTGTGTTTTCTTGCGGTTCGTCGGCCTGATCGGCTGCGTAGTTTTCGGCTAGGTATCCCTCTGCGTCAAATTCTACGTAAGTGCCGTTCGGCAAAACGTTATTTAGTGACAGCGTTTGCGCAATGGCCTCTGCATACATCTTGACACCAAAAATGTACAGGTCGGCGCGTGCCTGTTGCGCTGACTGGTAAGAGTACGCGCCCGTTGCAACACCAACTAAGTACGGTGGCACGTTCGCTAGCCGGGCGCACTCTAACGACTGGTATTGGCTTGACTCAATTAACAGCATTTTGTCTGGGCTAGTCAATGTCTCTTGATAATTCAGGTATTCGTTTAGGGCTGCGGTTTGGTTTGTGGCGCGTGCTGCATTAAACGACGCTGCTAAATCTGCTAGCTCTTGCGCACTCAACGGCTCGCCACCTGTTTGTTTAAGTATCCCGGCAGGGATGGCGCTCGACGCGTTGCGGTTGCGTGCAGCCTCAAGCTTTAACGCTGTTTCTATTGCGCTAGGTGCGGCATAGATCAGGCCTTGCGCTGGGCTTAAGAATTGCACTAGGTCTTTCGGGTCTAGTTGACCGCCGTTAAAATACACTTCTTTAGACGGTGCAAACCAAACAGGCCCGACCATGTCAGTCGTTGTCACCGATCCCGCTGGCAAGCGCGTATAGCTCGCTGGGTAGCCGTCAGCGGTGCGGCTGGTGATGTACCAAAAGGCCCTACCAAAAAATAATAAATCGTCAAATGTCCACGACATAATAAATTGGTATGGCACGGTTGGATCGGGTCGACGTAGCCAAGTGCGTGGCGCTAGCGGCACCTTCTCCATTTCGTCACCATTCCAAATTTCGTTGTACATGCGCAATGGCATGCAACCGATAACGCTTGCCATTAGGTCGCGCGCCCTGTTAATTGTTGGCACGGATACGGCACGGTTGCGCGCGTCACCCTCTTGATAGGTGTAGTACTGCCCAATCATGGCAGCGCCCAACCCGGCGCTATTGGGCGAGTACCCACCAGCTGCAGCAGCTTTAGTCGGTGTCGGACTAATGGCAGCTTTCGTCACGCGGTTAAAAATACCCATGCGTTAAGTATTACCTACGCCAGCGGTGTAGTAGTGGCATAGGCGCTGGCTTGCCCGACAGAATGGGTTTGTTAACACCTATGCCACCGTTTGACAGGCTAGTTAACTGGCTATGCCAAACGCTGGTTTGCCTTGCGCTTTTGGTTTACTTGCCAACGCTGTTGCCCATACGGCGCACCGTGCCAGCTCGATTGGGCCGGGTGAGCGTTGCGACGATAACGCAATGCTGTTTTGTGACCGTACCGCTACAGCCCGTTGCATGTGTTCAGCCAGCATGGTTTCGCCGCTGTGTACCACCATGCCCTGCCTAATAAGCTGCCGTACGGGGTCTGTCCATTTGACCATTTCGCCGTAGCCAACAACCTGCCTGCGACGTTCTAACGCGGTAGGCCAATGCAAGTCAATAGACGGGGTAACAGCAAACATAATGTTTGGCTGATCTATGTACGGTTGCGCGGCCTGCAACATTTCGGCGTAAGTACCGACAACAAACGCAACGGTTAGGCAGGTGCGCCCGTCAGGTAGCGGCACGGCCCGTAGCCCAAAATAGCGGCTTTCGTCAACGCTGTTTTCTATGGCAAGTACACCGCCTGCAGGTACGGGTTCTAGCCACTCAAGGGCAGGCCATGTGCCGGGCTGTAGCCAACCCTGATCTGATGCAACCCACACGTTGACTGACGCGCGTAGGAATTGGGCGCGGTCAGGGTTTTGGGCTTCGGCTGCGATTGTTTCTGGGGTCAGCGTGTGGCCTAAGGCTGGGTTACCCCAACCCCATGCTGCCGGGGTCATAGGGTCTAGATCGGGTGGCGGTGACCACTCTGCAAAGTAGTACGGGGTTGGCGTGTTTTCGTCTATTGCCCGTAGGCCTTGCTCACGCCATTTGAGCATTGCTCGACTACGTTCCGTGCCTGCCGTTGACCACATTGACAGCAACGGGTTACGTTTGGCGCGTTGCGACGGGATTAGTCCGCCGTCAATTACCTCGCTAGAAATGTCCCAAATTTCGTCTGCCACAATAAGGTTTGGTGACATGCCGTGACCGACTGACGGCCCGGCAGCCCTAACTATCCATTTGGTGCCGTCAGGCATAACCAGCTGGTTGCGCCCGTAAGTATTCATGGTGGTTGCCCCAAAACGGTTTTGCAAGATTGGCGCTAATTCCTCAAACAGCATGACCGCTAAATCCAGACGGTGGGCCGTAGATAACACCAGCTGCCGTTCGCGCCGTATCTTAGGCATTTCACATAACCAAAAACCGACCAATGCCATTAGCGCAACGGTCTTACCGTTTTGCCGCGCAGTCGACGTAAGACTATTACGGTGCAAAAGGTTTAGGTCAGCGTCATGCGCAAGCTGATTGGTCAACGTGTGCAACTGCCAAGGCATTAAATCTAATTGCAACACCTCTAAAGCCCAGCCCCCCAGATCAGCACCGAATGACCCGGCATGCTCAGCCACAGGCGTTTCTAATCGTGGCAGGTCGTGGCCAGTTGCCGCCAGTTCAGGCTGGTCATGGCTAAACGAGAGAGAGTTGAT